TCGTATCAAGGGTTTAAGGCATTTTTCAACCCATTTTGTAACGGATAAAGTATATAATTTCTTTTATATATCTATTTTTTTCTTATATTTTTTTTCTATATATTTATAAAGAAGTTGATTTCATCCGTTACACCCGTTACACTCTTCCAAACCCTTGATATTACTGGGTTTTTAGCGTAACGGATAACCGTTACATGTAACGGATGAAGCCGTTACAAACGCATTTTTTAGTCAAAATGGTCACGATTTTAGCCATTTTCGTGACCAAATGGCGCTCACTTGCACTTGACTAATCCACTATTATCAAGGGTTTAAAAATCACTTTGACCAAAAAATCGGTCACGACAGTTTGACCATTATTTTTACTGTCGAACCATTGGGAGACGTGGGTTTATGGCGTTTTATACGTTGATTTTTTCATTAATTCTCCTTTTAATTTCGGTCAATAATTCATCTGTTGAAATTTGTGATAAATCTACAATTCTTTCATCAGAAACTCCAAGTAAGTAATCAGTAGTTACATTGAAAAACTTAGCTAATTCGATGATATTATTTACTTTTGAATTTACACCTTCTGTTTCATATTTTCGTATTGTATGTGGTGAAGCGTTAGTATTCAGGCGATTTGATAATTCCCACTTTGATAGTCCTTTTTCTTCTCGTAACTCCTTTAATCGTTCTTTGAATGACGCCATTTTATTTACTCCTTTCTTTGGAAAAACGCGGATAACATTCGAACTATAAAATTTTATTGATTTTTGCTCAACTCTTTAATTAAATTTTTTACAGTATGATAGTCTTCTTTTACTATTATTGCTTTGTCCATTTTTGGGTTGTAATTAATAATTGTTCGACCTGAAAATTCATAAATATTTTCGATTAAATATACATTCAACATAATGCGTCTATCAGATTTCTCTGTTAAGTCAATAAACATTAGTTATCTCCCTCTTTTACATATATTTTCTTCACTTCTCCATCAACTCTTTGCGCTCTTGCAACGTAACCATATAATTTACGTAACTGCTTACCAAAAGTAATGTTACTAACTGCTTGAAATCCATTTAATGAACAATAACTTCGATATTCCTCATATAACCCATCCGTCGTACGTCGTTCAATTTTTACATCCTCATTGTTGATAAATGAAATGATCGGATTATTTTCTTCATGATATTTTTTAATTTCTTCCTCAACAGCTTTCGATTTCGTAAACTGTTTATTTTTAAGCAATCGCTTTAAAGCATTTAGCGCAAGGTTTAAAACGTATTGCATTGATTCATCAGATAAAAGCTTGTCCGTAATAAATGGATCATAATCTGGATCGTCCGGACTGAATTTCGCTTTGAACGGAACGATTTGTAAACGTCTCCCAAGACCGTCACTATAATCATTGATTCTCGGAACTTCATTCGCGCTAAAAATGAGTTTTGCATAGTTGGTAAAATCAAATGGATCTTTACCTTTTCGTTCAACATTTAATGTTTCTCCGGTGGACAACTTTTTAAAAACTGATGATTCTTTGATATATCCTTTAGAAATATCATCACCTATATTGACTAACTTTCCAAACAGTTCGGCCGTTTTAAACCGCTGATCAAGTTCTTTTAAATCCAGTGATGATACATTTTCGACACCGGCAAACTTACGTATCATTTTCAAAAATGACGATTTACCATTGGACCCATCTCCGGTCAAAATAAACGTTGCCGCGAATTCATTCCGACGAAACAAGATGTAACCAAAGATTTCTTCCAAGATGGCCCGGATTTTTTTATCATGCACGGCCATTTTATCCAGCGTCCGATCAGTCACTTCATAATAAGCACCAGGTATATAAGGTACTGGGATTTTATTTCGTGTTATTATATCTGGACTAAAGTCTTCAAGTTGCCACGTGTCTAAATTAAAGACACCGTTTTTAACCGGGATATATTTAACTGGCGCAAATTGTTTATTTGGTGCTTTCAGCTGCAGATAAGCCAATGTTTCTTGCCGCTGCATCCTTTTTAGATTTGGTATGTGCTTTATCATGGCTGATTCGATGTCAACCTGCTTGTCCGAATATACACCGTCCTTGTATATATGCAGCACGTTCGCGATTTTACATATGTGATGCTCATTTATCAGAAAATCACCGAATTTTTCATGTTGGAAAGAGCCCTTAATGAAGAAGGACTCTTTCATAAATGCGTCATCACGTAAAATAATATTTAATTCCTTATCACTTACTGGTTCCTCAAGGACATATTGATTGATGATAGAAATAGTTTCTTTTATGTCATTCTTGGCCATCCCTTGGGACTGCAATTTTAAAATATAAGTAAATAACGTATTATTTCGTCCATCACCCTCAGCCAAATCATTTAATCCCGGATTTTTCTTTGAATATGGGTATAGCCAAATGGGAAGCGGTTCATGGTCTTTAGCTTTACGGATCCATTTACGGGTTTCTCCGTTTATTTTTAATGGATCCACTGTGTTTCTAACACCTAATTTGTAATCACATAAAATGCCGATATTTGAATACCACTTTATTTTATTCGCGGTTAAATCATAACCTTTAAAGTAAAAGTGCATTCCATTTTCGGTTTCTAAAACCGAGCATTGAATGTCCTTATCCTCGATGATGTCCAACACCGTTTCAGCATCATCAATATCATCCACATCAACCATGATGTAGTCGTCATCCAACACCCCTACGAACGAATCATACTTTCGTGCCGTATGATAGGATAATAATTTGGTGCCATCTTTAAATTTAGTGGCAGCGTGTTTGCCGTTGCCCTTAAGATAACCCTTGTAGATTTTGATCACCTACTTTCAATGTGACATAATGGGCGAATTGCGCATTAAGGAAAACGCATAAACGTCATCCAGTGCGTGTTGTTTTGTTTACCGCTTCGATGACCGAATAACGGTTCAGCTTTTATTGCATCCAAGACTTCTCGTAACGGTATCTGAATCTCCGACCATTTGAAAATCAAAACTCCGTAGTCGTCCAAGACTCTCATACACTCCCAAAAACCATCGTGTAACATTTGTGGCCAATCGTCTTCCAATTTTCCGTATTTTAGCTTTATCCATGAGGTTTCTCCTGCTCGCTTTAAGTGCGGAGGGTCAAAGACGACAAGTTTAAATTGTTTATCCGCAAATGGTAGATTTGTAAAGTCGGCCACAATATCAGGGCTAACTTCAATGTAGCGATTTTTATAATACTCGTGTCTCGGGACAATACGATTGTCACAATAAATCGTGTGTTCGTTATGCTTATCAAACCAAAACATTTTACTTCCACATGCCACATCTAGTATTGTTTTCATGTGTTCCCCCTCTCGAGCTCTTCTTGGTCACCTCGAGCTCTTCCGTTGCATTTTAGTATCTACTCCGCAATCTCCCATTCTTTCATACTTTTTGTCACTGCTTCTTCACGACTTCCCCACACTCTGCCTGTTTCATCTTTCCAAAAAATCAATCCACCCTCGAAACCAAGCAATTGATAACCAAATGCATGGAGGTATCTTTTAATCCGTCCTTCCCAACTCATTTCACTCAACTCCATAAAAATCATCGATTCTCTTCCAAGCTAAGTCGATATACCACTGATAATCCAGCTTTGGTACCACCGTCATCTTACTTACGTCATCATTAATGATGAAGCACCTTTCCGGTGTATAAGCTATCTTTTCGGCTACGCGATTTTTAACCTTGGTTAACTCCTTATCGTTTTCATCTAAACTAGCAAACACCCTAAAAACTCGCTCATTCATGCGCCGGGTACCGTACCTGGCGTAATCATATTTGTTGCTGATTTTAACTATCTTTTGGAATTTAATGAGTTCCGTACAGTTTATAATCGTATCTTCCGGATCTATACCTTTAATGAAGTAATTGACAATTGCTTCATTGATGATAGGAAGATCATAATCCAGTTTCTTTAACTTTTTCACATATGCGCCCTTGGACTTATATGAGCCATCCTCCTTCACCAAAATATAGTTGTTGACGTCTTTCTGGATGACTTTCACGAATGTATCGAACTCGAGTTCCATTCTGGTCCTTTGCTCCCACTCATAACAGATGTCATCAATAAGATCAAAATCATCTTCACTGTATAGTTTGATAAGAAGACCATCAGTATTGGACTGTATCAGCTGACAATGCGGCTCCAATTTTTCTATTAAATCAAGCAATAAAACTTGCCCACCAATACAAACATTATTGGCCATTAACGGATCATAGAGGCCATTATACTTATCCTTCATAGCCCCGTAAGTACCATTGATCACGATTTTAAGTGGCGCCTGGCGCTTATCTTTGGCTGCTTTGTATTTGAGCCGGCGATCCCTGATCTCCCTAAATTTATCTGGGTTTTTCACATTCCTGGACAAGTATCCATATTCGATCATTAACGCTGGGTAATAACTGGCCACGTCGATGTTAATAAAGTAGCCAGTGTCAATATAGTTATCTCTAGCTCCGTGTAGTCCACCCCAGGCAAATACATGGGGAACTCCGGCAACATCAATTTTTAATACCTCGTTGTAATCTCGATTTTCCTTATAAAAGTCTAGGACCTCAGTGTATTTATTTATTTGTAATGTCGGCGGGAATGAAAATTCAAACTCATCATCACGTGGAACCTTTGGTTGCTGTGCTTCCAATATGGTCGCTGCCAGTTGTGCTTTTGTTTTGGAAATGTGTCTTAATGGTAAGTTAAACATTTTGAGAAGTTCTATGTGAGATTCAAATTCCTCGATGTTCTCCATGAAGATAAACATTGTTTCGTGAACATCATGCCGGCAGTATTTAATGACCTCTTGAATTTCTTTATCAGTTAGAGGACGGTCAATATCAAATGATACAGACGACTCTTTAATATTGTGACCTTGGAAACCCTCTAACTGTTTCAAAGAACGATTTTTATCCGTCATAACATCATAATTAAATAATTGTATCTTCCAAAAATCCTTAAAAAATTTCCATCCTGGTTCCCCCTTAACAATGATCCAATGATTGATTTCCTGTGGAGTAAATCCACAGATAATAGCTTTGAGAATGTACTGATCATAATGTCGGCTGTTATAACCAACCCATATGTCTTTCTTATGTTCCTTGTAATATCTAAATAAGCCGTCCTCATCATTGATAAAAACTTTTTCAGACTTAGTATCTGTATCCGCGATCACTACGAGCCAATCATGAGAAAACACTTCGAAGTCAGTCATAGAATAGCAATGTTGCCATTCTTGACATCACCCCTTATGTTTTCTACCTACGAATAATCCAACATAATAAACGAACATATAACTTATAAACAGTATTAAAAACTCCATTTAATCACCTTCAAACATCTCTTCGGCCATTCGTACACAAGTGGCTGCCGTATCAATTAACTCACGATAAACACTTTTCATATCACCTTCTTGGAGTGCCTCAGCAATTTCTCCGATCTCCTCACTTATCGTTACGAATCGCATGGGTAATGACAGTCTTTCGGGATGTAAACGATTTTGTCTTTCGCGCTCCATAAAAATATCAATTAGTATTTGCAATCGATTATTCATTATCTTCACTCACCTGTTTTATACGGTTTTTCAAATACTCCGGAAGAGAGTTATATATCACTCTTTCAAATGTGTTAAATCGCGTTAAACAGTCCTGGCATTCCCTACGTCGTTTAATACCGTTTGCCTTTACACGTGAATCAATAACTTTTAACTCTGTACTCCCACACAACGGACACTTCATTCACTCAACTCCTAAATCAAAAGGGAAGGCCGAAACCTTCCCTTTATTCAGTTATTCAACTTCATAGATTTCAACGATCTTGAAAGTGTCATAACCATCCTTGTTAGTACTTTTTTCGAGGAGATATTCAAATCTACCATCGATATCTTCGTGAATGTCCAATACTAAGTCAGCATAATCAGCAAAACCCCTAAATTTCACAGCATCTTTTTCACAATTCCACAATGCCCGGAGCATTTCATTGTTTTGATGGACTTGGAGTCCAAATGCTCTCTCATTCTGTGGTTGCATAACCTTGTTATAGAAAATTCTTTGACCTTCGTAATCGCCGGCGACAATCTTAAACCAAATGGACAACATCGGATCGCCTTTTTTGGAAGTTGTCAGTTCCATTTTTTCCACTTCGACTTCGTATTGACCATCGGGAACCGGTTCATAATCGCCGAGACCACCATTTTTTTCAACTTCTTCAACGTCAGCTGCAAGAGTTTCTAAATCGACTTCTTTGTCAAATTTCTCCCAATCGAATGCCATAACTTATTCAACCTCCATAAGATCTTTTGGTGTGTTGTAGACAAAAGTTAAATCAACCAGGAAATATTCACCGTATTTGTTGTGTTTTTCACTGATTTTCCAAGATGTTAAATGCTTATCTTGTTTAGCTTCCTCCACAATTGATTCAGCCTCTTGACGGGTTGTTGCAAAGTGTTGCTCTTTCGAGTTCAAATCTCTTTTCATTTTTTAGACCTCCAATAGTTTTATAGTTTTACCATCAGAACAATGGCGATGATTAACCATACAATATATAAGGTGACTGCAATGATTTCCGGCAATAAAACGAGAAACCAATTCCAAGAAATGATGCCCATTAACTTACAAGCAACAAATATAATGGTCAGCAATTCTGCGAAACCCATCATTCATTATCCTTTCTACGACGGCGACGAGTTCGAGCCGGCTTTTCTTCTTCCTTTTCAGGAGCATCTTCTGCCGGTCCATCTTCACCTGGAGGAACATCATCGACCGGTTTGCGTTCGCGGCGCTTACGTTCACGTTTGGGCTTCTCCTCGGTGGCAGGTTCTTCATTCCGAGAACGTCTTTCGCGGCGAGGTTTTCCTTCTTGCGATTCTTCAGTTTGTTCAGGAGCATTGTCTACATAAATAGTGCTTCCATCTTCTAACTCAACTTTCACCGGCTCATCTTTCTTACGCGACTCACGCTTAGGCTTGTCCTTCGTTTTTGTTGCCTTTCCTTCCTGTGCAGCTTTTAATTCCTCAATGAACGCTTCCATATCTAATGGACAAGTATCAACTTGGAAATCGAATCGACCTCCGCCGAATACATTATTTTTCTTACCTAACTGCAGCAAACGTTCATCATCAGAATTAGTGAAAGCCCGCATGGTTAAATCGACTGTCCCCGTTAGGAAATTTGCAAATTTATCATCGATATTTGGCTTGAAAACCGTTCGCTTCGCTCCACCTTTAAGCGTGATTTCTTCGGCCTTTTCTTTAGAGATATAGATTAACTGGTATCCTAGAGACTTCAATCTCTTAATGGCTTTTTGCCATTCAGTGGTTACTTTGGACCAACCCTTACCATAACTACCATCTGATTCGTGTTCCCAACCATTCTTTTCAAACACATAGTAACGGCAATGTTCTTTTAGGTCCTCGATTAAGTCAATCGCAACGGCTTCAAAATCATTCTCTTCTGTCTCCAGGTCGTGGATCGTTTCAAGAAACACTTCCCAGGCTAACTTTCTATTAGTCCGACGGCCTTCCACAGTCACAATATCCTTAATAGAAATAACCGGCGCCGTGGTGTTATCGGTGTTTCCATCAGTGTTTAAGAAAAGCACATTTTTAATGTGGTCCACGAATGTTGATTTTCCAACGTATGAATCTCCATATAGCCAAAAGTCAGGTTTAGTATCGATCTTCTTTTCGCGGCGTTCATTTTTTGGTAATGTCATTAAAACCTCTCCTTTTTCATCAGTAATTAGTTCCAAATAATTTGGTGTGAATCGTGGGTTGCAGCTAAAGCATTTCCCACTGGTGTTTCTTGGCCACTCAGTGGCGGATTCGATTTTCTTGATGTTATTTTGGAAATAGACAACTTCCATTTCGTCAAACTCAATCGGAACGAAAGTGACTTGTGATTCGTTAACGGTGTCAACGATTCTCTTCCGGAAGTGAAAATGGTCCTCATTTTCATGCTGTTTAATGCTTGTTTTCGGAACAAATAGATAAGCCAGTCTTTCAACTTTAAAGCCTTCCTGCTCCAGATAGTGTTTATAAATGTGCAGCTGTCCGGATTCCATGTAATTCTGGATGTTGTTGGAGTACTTAAAATCCATTATCATGCACGTACCATCTGGGGCCTTAATAATGAGATCCACGAATCCTTTATAAGTCGGCGTATTGAGTTCATATTCATGAATGAATTCGAGACCTTCAAAGGTTGTTTCCAAAAAATCTTTCACTTTAGGAATCAAGATTTCCAATTTTATAGCTTCTTCAATAATCCGATCGGTAAGGACCGGGAAAGCGTTATAGTATTCGTTTAAAGCTGTTTCCACATCATATTCAATACCGGTATGGAGTGCATGTCCAATGATAAGCGGGTTATCAGCGTCCAGCTTAGGAATCTCAGTGAGTTCATCGATGTATTTCAGTTTGAAGTGATATGGACAGGTTTCAAAAAGAGAAACCCGGCTGTAAGAGTATTGAGTCACTCTATCACCTCACGTTTGAACCAAGTTTGGCGCTTGAAATCTTGGAATTTATAATTGAAATCAGTAGCCTTTTTAATTTCGCCGTTATGTTTTACATATACGTCTTTGAAATCTTCGTTCATTATCATT